CCTGCTTGACCGTCAGCCACTGCGGGGCAATCACTACCTCACGCATCCTTTTCCTTTCTTTGCTTTACGACGCCCCGGCGCAAATCACGCAGCAGGGGCAGCAGATTCCGGGGTTACCCATTCGACCCATGGAGATAGGTCAAAATTTGTTCCTTGGATAGTTGCTACGTGGAGAGCCATTGCACGGCTGATTGGTGCGCCCGTTCTCATAAGCTCAAGTTCTTGCAGGTTAACGCCAAGGATTGCGGCAACTTGTTCGTTTGTTTCCAGTCTCCGGTCTGTCATGATCTGTTCGATCACACCGGCTTTGAGTCGTAATTCCATTTCACCTACCCTTTCTTTTAGTTCATTTCGCTCTACATGAGTACATTATGCACTCATAAAGATTGTTTTGCAAGTGATTGTTGAAAATTTTTCAAAAGCCCACTTCTTGACACGTGCAAAAAGCACTTGCATAATGGGCATATGGATCATGAGCAATGGATTCGCAGTATCAAAGAAGGTCTTACCCCAACCGTGGCCGCCCAAAAAGCCGGACTTGCGCACACAACCGTCTTACGGCAACTGGCAAAAGGCCGGCTTACGGCCGATAACGTCATCGCCATCGCGCACGCCTACAACCTCAAAGCTGGAGACGCACTAGTAAAAACAGGACACATCACACCGCTTGACTTGGACGGGACGGGGGTTGAAACAGCCCTGGGCCTAGCCACGAACAAACAACTTCTCAATGAAATTGACCGGCGCGTAGATCCAGAATCAACCCGAGTTTTCCGTGGTACAGGAATATCTCCCAATATCAAAAGCTCAGACTAGCTGGACATTATTTCCCCCCTCGGCAAACCACGTATTACTCACCAATCCCGGCCGGTTATTGACCACCGTCGCCAAGAACTTCGCGTCAGCGGTACTCAGCCACAGGCGCTGTTCCCCGGTCTTTGGGCGGATCATCACGCCTGTCGTGGTGATCTGCACCTCTACACGAGGGTTAGACACCTCCACCAGCACATCACCCAACGATTCTTCAGAAGCACCCTGGTCCTCAGAAGAGCCTTCAGACGCCGCACCGCTCTTAGCCGTCAAGACACCAGCAAGGTAACGGTAAGCACCGCAAACCGCCCGAACATTAGCCAACTGCCGTTCATCCAAATCCTTTTCCGACAGCTGCAGCCCCGCCAAGGTCTCTTTCACTAATGCGTCAAGACTCTGCCCCTCAGGATCCTCCGCACTCTTGTTCTTCACAAAGTCACGTGCGCAAGCTCCCCGAAAAGCATCCGCCTCGTCAGCGGTCAAACCCGCCGGGGACACACCCGCAAGAACGTACACGGCCCCCTCCAAATCAATATCTGCACCCATCACAATCAACTCCTTCTAAACCAGATTTTTCTTCGCTAGCGCTTCGATCGAGTCACGGTTGATCCGCCGGGTACGCTGGCTGAAATACGTCGCTACCAACGCTTTCTCCGCGATTAATTTCTCCACCGTGTCCGTGCTAACCTGCATATACTCCGCAGTCTGCTTGACCGTCAGCCACTGCGGGGCAATCACTACCTCACGCATCCTTTTCCTTTCTTTGCTTTACGACGCCCCGGCGTGAATCACGCAGCAGATCGTTTACTTGGCCTGCGGCGTTGAGGTCGGATTTTTTCTGTCGAAACGTAAAATGCGTCGGCGAACTCAACCGGATAGGTTGTCAATACAGATCCGATAAATCGTGGTCCTGCTTCGGCTTGTCCTCTGGCATATCGGCTAATAGTCGATACGGTTGTCTGCAGTTCATCCGCTAGGCCAGATAAGCTGCCTGCTTGTGTTATTCGATGTTCGAGCCAATCTTGTCGCACTCGAACCGTGTTTACGGTAGGCATTTCGCCTCCTTTGTTTTTAAACAATCTTGATTTGTGCTTACGCAAGTAAGAATAGACCAATTTTTGTTCTAGCGCAAGGAAAATTTGGATTGGCCCAATAACTTGCCTTTTTGCACTTACGCAATTACGATCTGACACATGAAGCAAACTCGCTGGTGGAAATACGTAACAGAAACAATCCAAGGTCGCACTTTCAAAGAAGCTGCCAAAATCGCAGGATTCGATCAATCAGCTTTCACCCGATGGAAAGATGGTGCCGCCGCAAAACCTGAATTCGTTGTAAAATTTGCCCGTGCCTATAATCGCAATGTCCTAGAAGCCCTAGTAGAGGCAGAATTTATCACAGAACAAGAAGCGGGATTGCAAAAAGTAAACGTTCCAGATATCCGATCCACACTACGACTTGCACCTGAAGAATGGCTAGCTGACGAGGTGCTCAACCGAATGCGCGTAGGCGCAAAAACTGACGAGTTCGCGCCCCCTCTTGACGAACTGGTTGAACGCAAACGATATAAAGCTAATAAACTAAACCCTGATCCCAAACCGGATGATCCTTGGGCTGCTGCAACCACAGTTAGTGGCAAGGGCTCGTGGCGTGGTGATGAAATGGTTGCTGATGACTCGGAGGAAGAAGGCTTCCTCGGCGATGACGACTACAGTGATGGGCCATGATTTTGTACTACAACCAGCGGGTTCCCCAATCGCCAAATTATGCATAATAAACGCATGACCATTCATGAAGATTGGTATTACAATACAGTCAACGGTGACACCGAGAAAGCAGCCTCATTACGTGCAGGTATCACCACCAGTACGCTTAACCGACAACTAGCAAAAGGAACTTTGTCGGAAGGCAACGTTATAGCCATAGCAAGGGCATACGGACAAAATCCGGTGGAAGCCCTGGTACGAACTGGGTACCTAACAAAAGAAGAGGCAACAAACAGCTCTCAAGCGCTAATTAAAATGCTCAACAATCAGGAACTAATTCATGAGCTTGCCCTGCGAGTGAATGATGATGAAGCAATCTGGGCTAAAGTTTTCAGCAAAGCAGATGAACTAAAACCAGATTAAAATTAAATTGTGATGAGCATTGACCAGTGGATATACGAGATAATTGGTAGTGATTCTTTACGGCAAGCTGCGTCACTTGCGTCACTCTCACAGGCGACGCTTAGCAGACAGCTAACAAACAAGTCAATTACTGTCGAGACTGCGGTTAAAATCGCTCACGCATACCAAGTGAGTGTTATCCCCGCACTCATGGCCCTTAATATCGTGACCGAAAACGATATTGCCGAATTTGCCAGCGAAGCAACTATACAGGACGCTTCCGATGAAGCCCTTTCAGCTGAAGTGCTACAACGAATGAAAGCAGGTTCAGCACTTATAGACGCCCCAATCGACGAAGTTGAACAGCATCTTGCCGAACACAAGCATCGTACAGTAGATGAAGTACATGATGGAATCATGAATTTTGACACTTGGTTAAAATCGCTGCCAGGAGCACCGACACCAACTATTGCCGCAAAAAAATCGGGCCTAGCTGCACCAACTCTGCTACGTCACGTAGAACGGGGGCATTCGACCGCCGATAACGTTATAGCGATCGCAAAAGCTTACGGAGTCAGCCCCATCGACGCCCTAGTTGACAACGGAATGCTTGAGCCATCCGACCTCGGTGGCGAGCGATCCCCAATCAAGGCGGCTCTCCGAGATGCCACTATCACCGAGCTACTAGAAACACTTATCGAGCGAGTAAACAACTCGGGCCTAATCGAAGGCAGTTTTGAGATGAGCACCATCGCAGGGCATAAGCCTAGTGATGGAGTAAATGAACTAAAACCTGAGCCCAAGCCGGATGATCCTTGGGCCGCAGCGGCCACAGTCAGTGGCAAAAGCTCGTGGCGCGGTGATGAAATGGTTGCCGATGACTCAGAAGAAGGCTTCCTAGGTGACGATAATTACAGCGGTGGTCCGTAATTTTTGTGCTACAACCAGCGGGTTTCCCAATTCGGGACTAGCCTAGATGGCATGGGAATTCTTAGTGTCGGCGGCCCACAGAATATGCTTTCACTCTCTGATAAAAGGCTTGCGCTTGTTTACACCGCGGCTTTGGAGGTTTTTAAGCGAACCGGCCGCATTACTATCTGCTCTTGGTACAGCGATGAAGAACAATACGCTGCGGTTAGCGCATCTGCTCTCTTTCCAAAATCAATTCCTTTTCCTGGAAGAGCCTACAAGATCAAAGAAGTTGATGATGGCCAATACGTTTTGGTGCTCATTCCTGCTTACAGCACAGAACCGGCACCGGTACCCAAGCCTAAAGCCGTCAAGAAAGTCGCTGATCTCGTCGAAAAGCATGATTGCTGGCTCATACTAGACAAAAGCGACCAAATCGTCAGCACCCCCAAAGTCATCGAAGAAATCAAGGCCACTGCTAAGTGCATTGATGGAGTAGCCTACCTCAAGGAACTAAACGCCCAAGAAGAAGCTTAAAACCCTTACCTACAAACAAGCCCCGGCGCGCTCAGGTGACCGGGGCTGTTGTGTATTTGATAATTATGTGCATGGCCTGTAATCGAATCTTTACCTAAAACCTATATGCGGATAGGGTTTTAGCGGGTAGTGTTTTCCTTAAATAATATTCATAAGAACATGAGGGAACGACCATGGCCGGTATTTATGATGCCCGATCCACTAGAGAGTGGTGCAATCAAGAAGCCGTAGGTGAGCTTTTTCGGACGGTGCTTAACGATAGCGGAAGAGGTTGCAGCCATGATAACCATGCTTGATTTGGAACAATTAGCCGAAGAGATGGGCGTTATGATAGTTACCCATACCGGTGGCAAGAAGGGTGGTTGGAATCCGGCAACCCGCACCGTCAGCCTTCGGGAGGGCATGCACGAAGTGCAAACATTGTGCACGCTAGCACACGAACTGGGGCATGCCCACTATAGACACCAGCTTGGCGCAACAGGATTGGCGCGCGAACAACAGGAACGCGAAGCAAACGAATGGGCCGCAATCTTACTCATAGATGAGAATGATTACATGGCGGCCGAAATCAGCTGTGACAGTATAAGCTCGATCGCTCACGAGCTGGGCGTGACTATTCTCATGGTTGGGATTTGGAGACAGCTCTACGCCAAAGGGAAGATACCGCAGTACTGTATCCAGGACTAGTGATTCCTCGATTGCTACGAAACCCCGTGACCTAATCTTTACCTAAAACCTATAATAGCTAGATTGTCATAAGGCAAGTCCCCTACCTTCATTACGAGGATGGGGGTTATTTTTATAATGCCCCCACTTGACACGTAACGTTCTAGAACTGTATAATGGGTAGTGTTCCACCAAGGAACAGGGAGAACTCAATAGTGGAGGGAGGTGATGATATGTCACCCTGGCGCTCCCCCGGTCCGTGGGAAGCAGCTGGTATTATTCTCGGTTTTCTTTTCTGGTTTTTCCCGAGAGGCGGTAAGCCTGGGAAACACCGGAAAGGCGTGAAGCGATACCGGCGCGGAAAGCGGAAGAAGTAGCCTCCCCCCCCCCCCCCCCCCCACTGGCGGGGGGGGGGCCCCCCCCCCCCCCCCCCCTCCTCCATGTGGC